GTGGAGATCTCCCAAGGGTGGGGGAAGGGACAGCAGCGACAAGTGCTGTCTTCGGCGGCATCTCCTGTGGCGGGGCGCCAACGCTTAAAGCTCCGCTTGGATCAGACGTGGAACATCACGCCGTTTGCATCGGGCGTGGTGACGAAAGTGAAGCTCTTGGTGCCGTCGATCCAGTTGCTCTCCAGCGAGTGGGGGCCGGGCGGGAACCTGAACGATGGGTATTTTCGCCCCGAAGATACAAACGACCAGGACAAGGGATACAAGTTCCTTCACCGCTACAATTATAACGAGGAGGTCACGGCGGTCCCGGTAGGCGGCACGAATGACCCGGCGTTTGAGATTCACGTTGACCCCACAGGGGGTTCGGTGACCCCGACGGATTGGATTCGGCCTCAACCTGTTGGGATCGAAGGAACGACGAAGACGGCACGTTCAGGTGTCGATCACACACAGTCGGCTTCGACGGGTCTGGCTCTGAATGGTGGGTCTCTTGGGGTGGCTAATGACCACCAAAACAGATGGATTGCTGTCACGGGTACAGACCGAACGGCGAACGGCGGCTACTACAACGCGACGGTTTCGTGTGTTGCGGCAGTCACGGGAACGATCCCGGCAGGGTCGGTGCTGAAAGATCCGACGGGTAAGTTGGCGACCTTTGTGAAGGTGGAAGGTGTCGAGGTCCACTTCGCACAGCCGACAGGGCAGTTTGGCAGCGGTGTGAAGCTCGACCTGATTCCTCCGGACGTGAATAACTTCGTGACCGTTGACGCTGTCCCGAATCATTCTCCGGCGGCTGCGGGCGGATGGGTCCAGTTCACGTATGGCGAGACCGTGACAGCGACAGGTGGCGGCACCGGGAAGTTCATCGAAGAGACCGACACGGGCGAGTTGATCTTGGGCACCATCGTGGGAACCATCGCCGACGGTGATACGCTGTCGGGAGCTACTGCGGTTCGAGACGGCGGCACTCCCATCTTGAAGAGCACAGATGCCCTGTACGCTTCTCACGTCGAAGCGATCGGCAATATCTATAAGTTGGCCAGCCACACGTCAACGGTCGCGACCTTGACGGACAAGCTCCCCAATCCGCTGATGTCGGGGTTGGGCTTTGTGCCAGGATCTGGTCTCCAATACAAGGTTATGACCTTGACCGATGTCGAGTTGCAGGTCACAGGCAAGTCGGGGAAGGCGGAGTCTTTGGCGATTGTGCTGAAAGACTCGAAGTCGTCTCCTGCGTGGACACAGACTCTGATAACGGTGGACCTGACCAAGTACAACACGTACCAATCGTTGCGGGATCACTTGAACGAGAGTATTTGGGTGTTGTCGCGGTACGGGAACGGTCGTGCTCCGAACATCAACCCGGAGCGGTTCGACTTCGGGCAGCTTGCGGACCATTGGCAAGCGAACCTGGCATTCGGGGATGGTCCGGGTGCGACGTACGGGCAACGCAGCAAGTACGGCATCGTGCGTGACAACGTCCAGAAGGTCGTGGGTTGGCTGAACCAGAACCATGGCCGCTTCACGGCGGTTCGTGCGACAGGTGGCTTCGACGGTGGCTCGGCAGGGTATGCCTCTTCGTTTGGCGGAGCCGAGCCAGACACACAGACGGTGCACCAACAGTACTATAATGGGCTGTCAGGTGACTCGATCGTTCGCAAGGCGAGCGACACGGCAGATCCGTTCTATCCCATTTCGTGGGCACACGGGTTCGAACAACTGCGGACGAACGACACGATCCGGGTGGATATTCCCTGTGCCTCGACGCCGAGACGCGGGTGGGCCACGACCGATGTGGAGACGCTGCTGACCGACTTTAAGGCCCACTTGGACTTGTGCGAGTTGGAGCGTGTCTACCGCAACGGGTACTTTGGTCTCTCGGCTCCCTTGGAGAGCACAGCGACGACGACAGGGCTTTTGGAGTGGGTCAAGAAGATCAACCAAGAGAGCATGTCGTTGTGTGGCCAGGAGATCTTGGAGACCACGACGCGGGGTATTCCGGAGTGGATGCCGGTGTGGGCGTTGGGTTGCAAGACGGCGGCGATGCAGTTGGGCAGTGACTTGGGTGAGGGCTTCTCGCTCAAGCACATCTCGGCAGACAATATCCGCTCACCCTTGGGTGATTGGGAGCCGACAAACCGCGTACAAGCTCGAAAGGCATCGTTGGGTGGCTTGCTGTACGTCAAGCCCCTGCGAGGCTCTTTCCGTATCAATCGCGGCTACACCACGCACGTGTCGAGCGACAACTTGGCTCGGACGGACATCAACGTGTGGGAGATCCGGAATGATCTGACACGCGGTATTCAAATTTTGATTGAGGATATGTTCATCGGGGAGGGTACGGGGTCGCGAGCCGAAGGTGTTCGCTTCAAGGCTCGTGCTTCCCCCGGTTCGATTCGAGGAGAGATTACCACCTTCTTGGCGGAGAAGAGGGCGGAGGGGATCATAGTGGACAGCGAGATCAATGGTAAGCCGATCTTGGCGTACCACAGCTTGTCCGTGAAGATTTCGGGTGACATTGTGCGGATCAAGTTCGGGTGCTTCCCGAAAGCAGCACTCAACTTCGCCTTGGTTGACATGGCGTTCCAATTGCCGCAACTCTCGGCTTAATCATCGCAGGTCTGAGGAGGGCAGTCGTCGGGGCTGTTTTGGCATACGATCAAGGAGATGTATGCTCCTCCATATATAGCCAACGCTGTGATCAAGTCCAACATGTGGGTGAGGTATTCGACTCCTGTTTCGATGATATAGTACAGCATCTCCGGGTTCCTGTTTTTGAGTGTCTTTGGCGTGGGCTTAGTAGAGTCCGTACATGGCCTCCATGGCATGCTCGTTGAGTTGTTCTTCGATCAGGTCTTTGGCGTCGGCAGCAGCCGCAACGACCTCTTCCCATGTGGGCATGGTGTCGGACACAAATTCGAAGGTGTGTTCGATGCCGTCGATAAGGGTGTCGATGTACCAAATATCTTCCTCTTTGACGGTTTCCACGATCTCGATGCTCGGTTCGGGTGGGGTCCATTGGGTGTCGTTCATGTGTTTTTCTCCGTAAACGTGTGATGAGGGTGTTCTTAGACTTTTGCCGAGGAGTACCAATGGGGGGAGTCTTCGAGGTGTTCGTAGCTGAGTTGGGCTTCCTTTACCCGACTTTTGAATCGGTCGGCTTTGTCTCGGTCAGCAGCCTTCATGATGGAGAAGGTGTGGTCGTGATACCACCTCTTCATTGCGTGGACTTTTCCTCCGGGCTCCCGTGAGCACAATTCTGCGATAAGCTGTTGCGTGTCGCGGTGGAGGTCCATGCGGAATCGTATCCACGTGCTTCCTGCGAGGTGTTGCGGGTTGTGTCGGATGCGTTTTTGCAATATCGTGCACTTTCCATTACACAGGAAGCAGATGCCGCCGCAGACGTGGCTGTAAGCAGGGATGGTTCCTTCGGCTCGACATCGTGGGCAAGGAATCTCAGTCATTGGCTTCTCCGTAAATGTGTCTGTGAAGAAAGTGTGCGTAAGATTCGCTCAGAGTTTCGCAGAGGACGTGACCCTCGCGGGTGAGTGAGAATTGGTCCTTGTGGATAAGTCCGCGTCGGACGAGAGCTTTTATTGTTGAGCGGTGAATCCCAGATCGATGTTTCTTGAAGTGAAGGAGAGAGGACGCTTGTTTTTGGGTGATTCTGTATTCCGCGAGGGCGTCTTGTTTTTGCCTAGAGAACGCTTCTCGGAGATTCGTGTAGTCGGGGGCGTTTTCCATGTTCACACTCCTCGCTGAGTCTTTTTGGGGATTTTGTTGGTTTCGACTCTCACTGTTTTTTTTCTCCGTCTTGGAATGTTCGACTGTAATGGCTTTCTTCCCGTTCTATTTTGAGGTGCACCGCTCTCTCGCGTGTGGAATTATTTAGTGACTGAACATTGACAACAGTATATCGGACTCGTATGCTACATTTTGACATGGCAGAGGGGTCTGCTTGGCGAGCCTCCGACGATCTGTAGCCCAATAGGAGAGAAAAGATGGCTGATCGATTTGGAAGCACAACGTTTGTCAGTGGAAATGAAGATTGGTCTGCGAAGCTGCGAGACCTTGGCGATGGCCCGCAAGGTCCGTTTGCCGATGCACGACTGCTGGGTGCCTTTATGGGGCCTGCCATGAAAGTCGCCAGCTTCGAATGGCAGACCAACGTCACAGCCCTTCCCGATTCGGCAGGAACGTCTGCGGTTATCGCAGACGTGGACAATGTCGAGCTTGCCTGTGGCTTCGAGCCCTTCGCTGCGATCTTGTTTGTCTACCCCAACCCCGCTGCCCCTGGTCTCATCATCACGGGCGAGGTCTTCATGAAAGTTGCGGGAATGGAAACCTTGAGCTTGAGCATCGCCTCGGTGGCCGACACGGTTCGCAACCAATTCCGCGACGGCGCCCTCAAATTTACCCACAGTGCGGCTCCGACCATCGAAGACTCGGTCATGCGCTTCAACAAGATCGACACGGCGAAGTCCGACGGCTCGGTCGTCAGCGTCCTCAGTGCCGCGACGAGTGCGACCGCTGATGGCTATCACCGCCTCATCGTCCTCGGCAAGTAGTCGAATCAACTTCCTCTTTGGTGTTTGCGAGCACCTCCTCTCTACGCTGTTGCTCTGGGTCAAGTCATCTCCTACGACAGCCCCTCGGTAACGCCCCTCATCGATTCTGGCCCTGTTTCAGGGCGATCCCCCTCTTTGTTCCCCTGTTTCATATCTGTTTGTGCGTCAGCACACTTATTTTATATGGGAGCTTGCAGTTCCCCAGGAGAAGCAACATGGCTCGCACATTTGCTGGTTCTCGTGCTCGTTTCGTCGTCCAAGGTCGTAAGTTTGCGTACGCGGGCGGCGTCAGCGGCGAAGAAACGGTCGATCTCGAACCCGTGGACGTCATGGACATGGTCGAGGTCTTGGAGTATGTTCCAGTAGGGTACCGCTCCAACTTCACAGTCAATCTGTTTCGGGTGATTGGGTCTTCGCTGAAGAACCAAGGAATCTATCCGACCCAGAACAACATCTTGACCAGTGGAGAGGTCAACGCATCGGTGGAGGACAAGATCACCGATCGCGTGGCGTACCTGTTCCAACGGTGTCGAGCGAACACCAAGAACTTCGACTTTTCGGCTCGGTCTCTCGTGACAGAGACACTGAGCATGTTTGCGATTCGCGTATTGGACGAGTCGCAAGTGTAATTGGCCTCGGCCACCCCCGCAACCCCAGGAGAGATCGCTTATGGCTACGGGCAGAAAGAGCAAGGGAGCTTACCCACGAGAACTCGTCTTCGAGATCGACTACACGTCTATGGACGATGGGATTCGCTACGAGGGCCGGTTCACGGCTCGGCGACCCAATGTCTTCCAATGGATGGAGATGGAAGGTCTGAAGTCGAAGATGTTGGGCGGCAAGTATTACGACCCGGACAATCCGGGTTGTGGTGTGCCAGAGCACATGGAGATGATGGCAGAAACAGCCGCTTTCTTGCGAATAGCGATTATCGACGCCCCGGAATGGTGGGGAGAGGAGGAGATCTTCGACCCCGGATTGCTCGCAGCAGTCTTCGCAGAGGCGCGAAAAGTCGATCCCTTTCGCTACGATCCAGGGGAAGAGTCGGGAGATAACGAAGAGCGGGTGGGAGGTCGTGGAGAGCCAAGCCATAGCCAACATCACGAACCCCAGCACACAGACAGTCTTGCGTCGATGGTGGACACAGAAGTATAAACTTCCCATCACAAGCGATGCTTGGCTGCGTGCTGACCCGATGGAGTTGATGATCGAGTTCATGGAGGACATGCTGGAGGATGACGAAGACGAAGCCCGCAAGGCTCGGCTGAAGCATCTGGGTCGTGAGTCTGCTGTGACAGGTGATTGGCTTACCGATTATTGGGAGCGTCAGGTCGCTCGCGGCGAGACTCCGGACTTGGATGCGTTTGAGCCGGAGAACGCTCGGAAGCGGTGGGAGGCCATGCGAGAAGCATCTCGGCGATATACGGAACTGACCGGTGACCCATTTTATATGGACCCGATCCAAGATCACTTCTTGGAGATCGACCAGATAGAGAACAGTCGTCAGTTCGGTGATCACGAGCAGCTTCAGACGTTGACGGCATTGGCGGCCACAGGAGATCGAGACGCGATGGAGATGTTGGCAGAAATCCAAGGGGAGCACTCAGCGGGGCGCCCGGTGGATGACGCGATCGACTCTCGGATGCCGAGGACATTGAATTGGGTGGACCCGTCCAGCTTGGATGCGAACGGGTTCCCCGATGAATTGAGCTTTGGTGAGTCGGGTGTCTCGGAGAGGCGAGCGAGTCGTCCGGCTCCGGTGATTCCATCTGAGACGGGCGTGGCAGACGTGTTTCGGCAGGCAGGCGGGAGCGACGCAGACGCGGCGTTTGCGAAGGCGGCTGAGATGGGTTGGTTCGAAGGTGAATGGGATGATTAAGTTCAGTCACTGAACTTTTTCTTTGGTTTAGGGAGATGCTGGCATGAAGCGCATGAAGATTCCGGTCGAATTGGAATTACAGTACGATCGGTTCCAATCTCAGATGGGGCAGATGTCGAGGTCGTTGCAGCAGGACATGCGGCGGGTTCCCAGGCAATCCCAAGCAGGTATGATGTCGGATGTGATGTTCCCTCAAGGCGGGAACATGCGTCGCAGCGTGCGGCATCGTATGCGAGACTTCAGCCGGACGTTGTCTTTGGGCTTCAAGCAAGAGATGCCTCGAATGTCCCGGATGTTCACGCAGTCGTCGAAAGGCGTCGCTGACTTTGGGAAGATGGGCAAGAAGAGCTTCGATGAGTTGGGGAAGGCGGCTCGGAAGGCTCGTCGGGTCGTAGAGAAAGAACTGAATGCCATTCGGCGGGCACAGTCTCGCATGGGTTCGATCGGGGGTGGAGGCGGAGGGAGTCGTCCGGTCGCTCTCCGCAGTGGCGGCGCTGCATCGATGGGCGGCAGGGCTCGCGGATATGCAGCACAAGGCATGGGGTGGTTGAGCACTCTCGGTGTCTATGGCATGCAGGGGATTATCACAGGCGGCATCCAACAGGCAGTGGGTGCGTATGAGAACCGCGAGGACAATCGGCTGGAGTGGGCACCGTACATGACGGGGGGGGCAGGTCGCGGGCGCAATCCATATATATCGGGACGGAAGTACGGATACACGCCTGCCGAGGCAGCACAACTTCAGGGCACCGGCTCCAAGTTGGGGATGGGTCGTTCGGCAGAAGCGGGTGATTGGGGCTTTCAACTGATGCGTGGTTGGGGCCAAGAGGGTTTCACGACCGGAGCGGGCATGATGCGTCGTGGCCGGGGAACCAAGACAGCCAAGCAAGAGTTTATCCGGATCTTCGCAGCGGGTATCAAGTCGGGGTTGGATGAAGGTCGTATCCCGGAACTGTTGGAGGGCGCGAACCGGCTCTCGGAAGAGATCATCACGGTGACGCCGAAGAGCGACGGCATGAAGGCGATCGTTCAGCAGTTGGCCATGATGAATTCGTCGGGTCGGCCAGGGTTGATGGGTAAGTACGGTGCGAGTGCGTTGGGCCAAATGGATAAATCCATCAGGGGCTCCAGCGGGGCATCGCAAGCTTTTCTATTGCGGGCGTTTGGATTTGGGCGTGGAACCAGCTTCTTTGACGCTTATCGTCGCATGGAGCAAGGGGCTTCGAACCCGGAGAATATTCGGGACATTCTGGCCCAAGGCAAGAGAGAGTACGGCACCGGGAAGTACGGTGGAGGCACGGCACGAGAGACGTTGTTGGCGTTGAAGAATTTCGGCATGAAGAGTACGTTTGTGGCTGAAGACGTCGCCAGGGTTTATTCCGGTTCAGGCAGCTTGGCAGACAAGCAGAGTCAAATCCAAGCGATCTTGCGTGGTGATAAAGACGGGACGATTGGGGGCATGAAGGGGCGTGGAGATGCCCACGTCCAGAGATGGGGTCGTCCCAGTAGGTTGCGTGCCAGAGACGCCGAGAGATACGCCAGAGTAGCAGAGAAAGGCAAAGGCAAAGGGCAACACGATCTGTATTCGATCAAAGAGCGGGCATCTGATGTCGCGTACAAGCTCTTGGGGAGCACAGGTCCGCTGATCAAGAAGGTGGTTCTTCCCTTCAGCAAGTGGCTTGTCGAGTTCATGGAGAAGAACAAGGGTCTCTTGAAAGACATCGTGGGTGGGTTTGCGACCTTCGTGAGGGTCTTGGGTGGTGCTGTTGGATCGTTGGTGACGATGGCAATCAAATTGGGGCGCAAGTTCGGGTTGGGCGGGAAGCCCACCCCGAAGTCCAAGTTCCAAACAGGCTCCGGCCAATGGAAGGGAACGGGGTTCGGGAAGCTGTGGAATTACTTCGAGATGAAAGCAGCCGACGCCAGCCGGGCCAAGTTCTTGAGTGGTTGGTCGGCGCAATTGAAGAAAGATCCGGCGGCTCGGAAGAAAATGGAGACATTTTACCGAGGCTTGGTGAAGCAAGGAAAGACTGCCTTGAAGTTCGGGCATGATCTGCCATATGGAGTGGCGGGTGACAAGACCAGGGCGGAGTGGAGAAAGCACCACACGGATCACTCTTCCGAATTTGGCGGCCAGTTCGTCATTGTGCCGATGGGGATGTTGCGTAAGGTGTTGTCGGGTGCCAGTGTGGCGAATCTGCCAGCAGCACCTTCTCGGAAGACACGAGCCAAGGCCAAGAAGGGTCGAAGCGTCAAGAAGTAATCCCCACCTCCAGGAGTTCGCCAGATGCCGCGACAGCGAAGATTCAGACTTGGTGCCCAAGACCACGCGATCCACGGGACGTGCAGTGTTTTCGTGGCGTCGCATTACGGCGTCGCAGGAGACATGGGCCGGGGTCAGTATGATCTGAGTCGCGACGTGTCGCGGTGCGAGGTCGAGCGGTCGCTCCAAGGGAGCACGGCTCAGATGACGATCTTGCCGAATCGTCCGTACACCAGTTGGGTGTTCCCCGGTGATTGGATCTCGATCTACATGGCGACCAACGCGGACGACCCGGAAGATTATGGCGTGACCACGAATCCGGTGCTGCGATCTGTGCCAGGGTCGAACTTTCGGATCTTCTTTGGCTTCGTGAGGTCTATTAAGGAGGACTCTGTCACGAACCCACAGACGGGAGCCACGCAGGTTCGCTATAATATCAGTTGCACGGGAGCACAGTCTTCTTTCGAGTCAACGAATGTGTACTTCAATCGGTCGTTATCGTCGAAGACAAAGTTTGGCGGGTACTTGCCGGGTATGTCCAGGTTGTCGTATGGAGCGCCGATGGCCGGTACACCGACGACGTTGCCGCGTGGACTCGCGATGTCGTACATGGGATTTGGCGAGCAGTTTTTGATGCCGACCCATTATCCCCAAGGAACGCTTGGAGATGAGGCCGAACGCAGGCGCCGAGTCCGGCGGATGTTTTCGGTGGCCAAAGAGATCGAAGAGTATTTCGGCTTCTGGAATGTGCGGGGTACGGGGGAGACGAGCAAGCCGACTGCCTTGGGAACATCGCTTCGTTATTTGCGAGAGGAGTTGTTGAGTCAGAGCATTCTCAGCATGATGGACTTGTTCTCTTACACAGAGGACTTGTTCGTCGATGGTGCCCTGAATGACGGGTCGTTTCACGAGCAGGCAGGGACGGTCTGGTCGATCATGTTCGAGAACTGCAACCCCATCATAAATGAGATGTGGGTGGGGTTGTTGCCACAGCGTGACAACGCGACCGGCGAGCGGATCTTTGGTGGCAACGTGGATGAGTGGGGGCAGGCACCCAACCTAGTTCCTTCTTTGATCGTGCGAGAGCGCCCGTTCTCGTGGAGGAATGAGTTCTATATGCTGCCTGTGGCTTTGCGGGCGAATGCGTCGATCGCGAAGCGACGAATATTCTTGGGAGATGTCTTCTTTTCGCGGAGAGGGCAGCCCGGCGGGACACAGTACGAGAAGATCTCTCCGGCGGGAGATGTCTTTCCATTGATAGACGAGGTGACGGGGGGCTTGGCGGTACAGAGTCCCTTGGGTTCGGGGATTCGCGGAGTGGACCGATTCCGATGCCCGGTACAATATATCCAACGTGAGAGCTTGGGCTTGTCGGATAACGATATGTTCAACTTTTTCATGATCACACAGACCAAGACGCCGTTGACACAGCCGATGCAGAAGCTGGCAGCGTTGCACGACGGATTGATTCCGATGTTTTATCCGGAGTCGATCAAACGACACGGGCTTCGGGTTCGAGAGATGGCCACGCAGTTCATGTACACCGGGCGGGGTGGGATTTCGACGTCTCGTGGTATGAACTTCGTCCTTCGCTGCTTATTGTTGAACGACGTGTGGTATCAGAACTCTCCGTGGTATCGACGCGGGTCGCTCGTGGTCCGCCCGTGCCCTGGCGTGCGAGAGGGCATGATGTTGGACATCGAGGGTCCGGGCCGAGAGGAGTCGTTCTATATCGAAGCGGTCAATTATTCATATGCTTCGTCGGAGTCGGGGTCGTCGGGTGGGACGTGTGCGATGGGTATGACGGTTACGCGAGGGCAGCCTGGCTTGAGCAACCCGGAGTTGCGCTTCCCGTATGCGGCTCCTGACTCGGTTGATATTTACCTGCGCGATGCCGTGACGGGCAAGCTTGGCTCCAAGGTGGAGCGGCCACTGTCTCCGGTGCAGCCAAAAGTGGAGCAGAGTCCATATTCTTCGGATGCGGCTCGCATCAAAAAGTTTAAGTCGTTGGCGGAGACGTGGATCGACAAGGGTGATATTCCCATCTCGACAGGGGTGGGGTTTTTGTTGGACTTGCAGACAACCACCACAATGGAGCAGGCGTATGAGACGCTGCGGACGTTACCGACCCCGTCGGGGATGGACCCCCAGGAGTGGATCACGGTCTCTCGCAAGTTGGAAGCAGAGGCACAGGGTGCCCTTCGGGTGCGCGTGGAGCAGATTCCTCCGGTCCCGGCGACGTTGGACCGCATCTCAGCGGGAACGGCTCCGTGGGGGCGCCGTAAGTGGCACTATCGTTTGTACACGGGAGCCCGAACCCTGTGGGACAAGTTCCGCGAGAGCCGGGTGGGCCAGTGGATGACCAATCGATTTGGAATATAAGCAAGAGGAAGAGTCATGTCAGACGATTGGGGATATTATGACGACCAATACGACGAGGATGATCTCCCGGTAGAGTCCGGGCTCATGATGTTGGCGAACGAGGGCGTGCGTCATATCAATGGTCCGGTCTTGGGGGTGGTGCTCCAGGTGAACGCTGCGGACTCAGGTGACCACTTGTTTGTGCAGTCGCGGCGGGGAGATGGGGATACGTCAGCGGCGAGTCCGTACTTGGAGGCTGATGTTCTGGTTCTGTTCAATGGCGTGGAGGACAATATGGTCCTGCGGCATTGTGTGATCCTGCAAGGGAAGACCAGCCGCTTGGGACCGTCGGAGGACGAGCCGAATGACTTCACCGAGGACGTTCCGAATGGTTGCACCAAGACAGAGCTTGGGGCAATTCGAAACGGTCAGGAAGTCCCGATCGAAGATCTGTCCGGGGATTGGGTGCTCGTGGACTTTATCGGTGGGTTGCTACAACTCCCAGTGGTCTTGACGTATTTCCCTAACCCATACAATCAGGTGGACGCGGCTCGTGAGGAAGACGGTCGGCGGTTTACGCTGCGACGCAATGGCTCCGGCATTGTTATCCGGGGCAATGGTGATCTGGAGATCACGCATCGATCGGGACAGTTTCTGCAATTCCGTGGCAAAGAAGTGACGATGAAGTCCATCGGCGGCCAGATGATTCACCTCGACGAAGGGGGAGACGTCAACGTTGTCGATGGTCGCGGCAATGTCATATTGATGGAGGAGGATGGCGTCACGATCAACACAGGAGATTGTGCGATTGCGCTGTTGGATGGAGATGTCACGATCCAGGCGCCAGAGAAGTCCGTCTCGATTATCGCCAAAGAGTTGGATGTCATGGCCGAGAGAATCGGGATGGCGGGAGGAGGCGGGGGTAAATCTCTCGTGACAGAGGCGTTTCTGCCAGTGATGGAGCAGTTTGTCGCTGCGGTGGATACGTTACAGGAGGCGATCTTTGCTTTCGCGGAGGCTCAGTCTTTGATTGCCGCTGCCTCGACAGGAACTGTTCAGAAGCTATTGCCGGGGTACAAAGCTCTGTCTGCGATAGCCAAGGCGAACGACGTGGCTGTCGAAGCAGTGCGTACTATTTTGAACGACGACAAGGCAGCAGCGACGTTGCGAACGATTGTGTTTGAGGCCGACTGAGTTCAGTTACTAAACTTGAGGACCAAAATAAATGCCTGCTTTCAAGCCCAACCCCGGATGCACTGTCCCGAACGTTAAGCAACCACCGGATGTGAAGAAATTCTTGGATGCCCTTGCTAAGTCGTACGCAAAGCTTGTCACAGAGAATCCCTTGAGCCGTGCGGCAGACAGGGCAACTAAGGAGATTGAGCGTATGAAAAAGAGAATCAGCACTCAGGAGAGGGTGTGGCGAAGCCAAGTGGAGAAGATTTTGGCGTATGCGGAGTTGGGGGATAAACGGTGTCCATTGCCCCAAGTTGTAGACAAAGATGCTGTTCAGAAGCCATAATGGCACCCACGGGCAAGTAACTATAAGAGAGTGAGGGCTCGCCGTATGGGCAAGCAATTCAGCACAGAACTAGAGAACACATCGCTGTTACGTCAGATGCAGCTTGTGGAGGCTCGCCCGAATCCCGGAAACAAGGGACCGTACCTGTACGCTCTGTATTTATTGGACGCGAGCACGGGAAGAGTCGTCAAGCAGTTTGGGTTTGATATTCCTCCCCAGGTCAACCGATTGGGCGAGGACTTCGCAGGAGATGTCGCTGCGGGCCAAGAGGGCGGGTATTGGACAGATGACCGTGGGCAGTACTTCAAGATGTTGCAAATCAGCGGGACGTTCGGGTTTCGACCGACGCGAGTGCGTGTTGGTATAGATGGTCCGTTGGGGAATCTGCTGAACCGCGTCGCTCGTGCTTCCAATCAGTTGGTGCGTTCGGCCCAAGCGTTGGCCGGGACTGCAACGGGAGCACCGACGATCCCGTCGGGAGAGACCACTGGGTTCGACCGCCTTCGCAAGCTGCTGAATCTGTTGAGATTATATGGAGACCTGAAAAAACATCGCTCGACGGCAGCCAGTGCTGTTCTCGTATGGGCCAATTGGAAGACCGGGGAGGTCTACACGGCACAGCCGATCAAGTTCGAGAGAGACCGCACGGCTCCAGGGGGCCGGTACAAGTACAACTACAACTTCACGTTGCGCTTACTCTCTCCACTACAGGTGACGGCTCCTCCCGACTATCTGCACAATCCGCTGACGCCAAACGGTAAGCGCCAATGGTTCCAGAAGATGCGCCAAGCGATGTCGGTGGTGCGAAATGCAATCGGCTTGGTGGGAGAGACGATCGATGCCGGGGTAGACTTTGCCGAAGATGTGATCCGGACGGTCATTGCTCCCTTGCGGGAAGTGATGAACACGGTTGAGCGCTTGATGGACACGGGGTTGCGGGTCGCGTCTTTTCCGTTGGAGACGTTGCGGAGCGTGCATCAGGCTGCGTACCAGACCGCGATCTCGCTGATGCAGAAAGGCCAGGCGTACCGGGACTTGGGTCAAGAGTACTCTCGGTTGGCACGGGGCATACGCCAAATGTGGCAGTCCTTGTCGGTCTATGGGTCTTCTGACGTCAACAGCGACTTAGATGAGTATGGATCGAAGTACGGGCGCCGACACGTTCCCGACGTCGAATACCCAGACGAGGTGATGGTTGACGCTCCTCCTCCTTACAACACGACGTTTGAGCCGGGCACTTGGATGGCACCGACCGGGAAGCGGGCCATGCGGGTTCCATCGAATGCGACGATTCGCCAATTCGCCGACCGAGTCTTGGGTGATCCAGGCCGGTGGTTGGAGATTGCCCTGCTGAATCGCCTGCAAGCTCCGTACTTTGATGCCAACGGCGATGGCGTCTTGGTCAAGAAGCCTGGTGACCTGATCGACGTTCCGGCGGACGTGTCTGCCGAGGAAGGGCAGGTCATTGACCTGAAACAGAACACCGACATCACAGAGTTCGGCACAGACTTCCGCGTCAATCTGGAGTCGCGACGGTTTGTGATAAAAAACGGCGACATTGATATTGTATCGGGCACCGATAACCTTCGGCAGGCCATGTACATTAAGATCTGGACCGAGCCGGGTGACTTGGTCTTGCATCCGTGGTTTGGGTTCGATCCGGATATTGGCGAAGGCTTGGTATTGGATATGGTCTCGCGTTATTATCTGCAACTCCGGACGACGATCCTGAGTGACACCCGCATCGCAAAGATCTTGTACATGTCGTTCCGCTCCCAAGGAGATGTTTTGTTCGCCGACGTCATCTTGGAGCCTAAAAACCAAGACGGTGCCAAGGCACTGCGGTCGCTCAAGATCGGCTCTGTCCCATAATAGCCATGAACCAATAATCATACCCGAAACGTTCAGTTACTAAACATAAACAATGGTGGGCCTGATATGGGACGCTTGATCAAGTTTGAGCCACGATACTTACCGGAGATCCTGCAAGATGCGGTGGGCTTCGCGCTCATCACGATGCCGGAAATTACGGATTGGAACTATGGCGCTCGCGTTCGTTCCATCTTGGAGGGCGTCGCGACGGAGCAGGACGAAGAGTACAAGCAGATGATTGCCATATCGCTGCTGATGGACTTGGACAACGTCTTCGGGAAAGACTTGGACAGTGCGTTCTCCAAGGAAAATACGCCCCGCCTTCGATCTCTCCCGGCGATCGGAGAGGTCACGGTTTCAGACGACAATTTGGCGAGCAGTTTCTTGGCATCGACATCGGCGGTGGCCGACCCGACGATTACGCTGACATCTTCTCGGCCATTGCCGGTGTCTGGGTTTCCGTATGTGATTCGCATCGGAGAGGGCACAACGAATGTCGAAGACGTCAACGTCACGGGCAATGACCCGGCCACGGGTGTCTTGACGATCGATGCGGGTACGCCGCTGACCAAGACTCACAATCGAAACAATCGGGTCTCGTTGGTGGCGGGAACCAGTTTGGTGGCAGGAGTCGGCACCAGAGTTCGGGTTCGTCCTGCGACAGACCAGCCGACCGAGCTAACAGGGACTCTGTTGGAGCCTGCGACGATATTGCCAGGTAACTATGACAGCAACCCGGCTTTAGTGGCTATGGATCTGCCCGGTGTGTTTGGGAATATTCCGGCAGGCGCGATCCGGGAGTTCTCTGGAACCGCACCGTTTTCGGGGGCTCGCGTTCGCAATGATGCAGCTTTCGGTGGCGGCAGGTCGGCAGAAGACGATAATCCATATCGAGACAGAGGGCGCAAGAAGCGCATCTCGCAGGCCAAGAGCACACCGATTGCCTTGGTGACGCTGCCTGTTGGGTTTGAGTACTTGGACGCCAAGGGCATTCAATGGAGAGTCTTGAGCGCGTCGGCTCGCGAGGTCTTCCACCAGAACTGCGACGATATGGTGTGGTTGTATATCTGGCCCGGCAATTTTGACTTTGTAGAGGAGGAGGCGGCGCCAGCAAATGAGGTGTTGACAGCATCGTCGGAAGACGGTCGAACGTGGTTCCAGTTGTCCAAGTACCCGGTGGTGCCGAGTTCTATCTTGGTAGAGCACCAGAGAGCAGGGAGCGCGGTGTGGATTCCCTTGGTGCAGGGCACGGGGTACTTCTTGAACGAGGGAACAGGCAAGTTGGAGTTCTCTGGAGGGCTGTCAAAGGGAGATGGTCTTCGAGTGGTTCGGTATAACTATTACACGGGTCTTCTCGCACAGGTCCAGGACTTCATCAATGGAATCTTGGGGAATCGGTTGCAGTGGCCAGGCGTTCGCCCCTTTGGGGTCAAGACGTTGGTGACTTACCCCCGACCGCTGCGCTTGAAGCCGATCCGAGCAGCGATCTCTGTGACGGAGGGCAAAGAAGCTGAAGTGGTTCCGCTTGTAGAGAACGCGATCACGCGATACATCACCAGCTTGCGTGTGGGTGAAGACCTGATCTTGAGTGAGTTGATTGAGCGGTGCATGGGGGTGACTCGCATGTACGACATTAAATTCATGTATCCTACTGCAAATATTCCCGTGCAAGAAGACATGATCATAGACCAGGAGAACTTGGATTTGATCGTGTCGTAGCACACCAATAACGGGCACATGAGGAAGTTCGAGATGAGTGGAACGAATCCAGAAGTCAAGATGACGTTTGAGCGTCTGATGGAGTGGGGCAAGACCATCTTGGTGATTGCCATTCTGCCCGCAGTGGGGTGGGCATGGGGTATCCAAGGGAAGGTCCAAACCCTGTCTTTCAAGGCTGCCTTGGCCGAGAAGCAGATGGTCGAACTCAAGCTTCAGATCAAGGAAGCTGGAAACATTGAGCGAGCCGTGCAAGGAAACACGATCGCTCTGAACAAACTAGGAGTGGAACTCAATGCGACAATCAAAGCCTTTGACACCTTTCAAAAATTTCTCAAAGTTCGTCTCTCTGACCCTCGCTCTCGTGGGCGTGCTTCTCCTTAGTGCGGCTCCGGTGGAGTCCAAAGGGAAGGTTCCCCGGAAGAGATTGGTTCGGCACCTGAAAAAGTGTGTTAAGATGTTGCGCCGCAGCAACAACAAGATGAACACCACGATTCAAAAGATTCGGCAAATACGAAAAGACATGTTGGCTCGCATGAAGCAAATCAAAAAGCAGATAGGTAAGCGCCCTCTGTTTGCCCCTCGATTCAAGGTGGTGCCCCCAAAAAGGCCAACTTCCATGCCGCTCGCCCGATCTGTTATCGTCAAGGGCTTCAAGCTTCCGACGAGTCGTCCCGCGAAGGCGAAGCCTGAATCGAGATAAGTCCTTCCGAGAAGTTCAGTAACTAAACCACCGCAGGTAGATGACATGAGCCTGGTACGACCCCTGAAGTTTGTGACAACGCAAGGTGACCTGGATGCGGCAACGAATCCGATCCAACAGTTGCCAACCGTTCATCGTGTGGCGTTGATGCCGATTGCGGATGGTCGGTCTCCTGATACGACGAGTCACTTCAAAGATCCTTCGGGGGTCGTTTCGTATCATGGCTTTGGTGCCAACGGTCAATATTTCGAAGGTGGGGTGGAGCAGCGGACTTATCGGGCAAAGGAGTCGATCGATGATTTCGCCGACCGGGTGACGGACATCTCCCGGTGGGTGGGAATCGTGGGGGGTACAGACTTCACAGAGGAAGGGATTGATTATGTCGCGAACCCACCGTTTGGGAGGCGCTGTGAGTCAGTGTATGCCGGGCCGGTGGGTGCCGAGTCGTATGATCGGAAGGGAAGCATGGTCTTCACTCCAGCGGGCAACCTGTGTGTGTTGAGTTCTCGCGTATCGACAAATGGCGAGGGCGTGCCGTTGGGGGTTAACGCCGAGAACTGTGTGCTTTTGGGACTCCAGGCGTCGGGAGACGAGTCCACTTACTTGTTCGTGGGGTATGTCAATACGGCGACCCACGGTTTCTCTGTGATTGCCGGTCATTACGATGCCGGGGCTTTGGTGGTTTCGTACACCGTGGCTTTGCCATTGGCGGCCAGCCACCTTAGCGTGGATGTTGCGATCAAGTACGACGACACGGCGGGCACATACGAGGGGTTTTACACGCTTGACAAGAGCGGCACGGATTACACGAACGTGGCGTGGACGTCGATGGGAGTGGCAGTTGCGGTGCCCGTCAGCTTCACCGGGAACATCGTGCCGCGTTTGCACGCCGAGTTCCCCAATGGGGCAACAGCAGGAGAGAGCAAGCACGCGATTGCAGATGTGCGGGTCGAGATCGGGAGCGATCCCTTTGTGGGGAATCAGCAGGCTTCGTGGTATGTGGAGCCCACAGACGGCGGGAACCCCGGAGAGTTGTCCGGGGGAGCCCAAGATTGCCCCGATAAACTGATGGTTATGTGGACCTTGGACAACACGGGCGCCAACGCATTGGTTTTATTGGACGTCACCGGTGCGGCTCCTGTGTTGTGGCGACGTTGGAAGAATTTGCCCACATGGAGTGCTCCGGTGCACACGACGACGCCTTGGTGGTCGCCAGGGTGGTTGGATGCGGACGAGGGTCATATCGTTATGACCCGGAACCATCCGCGCGGGATTGAATCCGAAGAGAAGGGAGAGGTCTGGCTGTTCTCGTTGCGGTGGGACACGGTGAAGATCTTCGATGTGGATGGGCTGTCTCGGTTTTCGCTGTTTAATACTCCAGGGGAGATTTTGCGGGAGACCGGAACGTGGGGTTCCAGGAGATGGTATCCCGTTGCTGCTCCAGAGGCAGTCGTCCAAGACAATTACGATGATCTCCACACAGGTGGGTTTGTCGGGACCATGCGAAAGGTCGGCTCTGAAGTAGTTGACAATGCGATGACGTACGGGGTGAATATTCGACGGTGCTCGGATGGATTGGTGTATTTGGCGTACGGTATCCAGGAAGTACCAGGGGCGATGCCGGGTGTGGGTGACACGTATGCAGGCATGTTGGTGTTGTCGGAGGGAACGTCTCCAGTGTTTACCCGTTGGTTGTTCCAGCGTGACTCGGCGTCTGTCGATTTGTGGGATGCAACGGATGAGTGTTGGGTGGGCGTCTCTGTTACGCAGGCCAAGGCATTGTGGTGGCAGCAGGCGATCAAGGGAGCGGACCCGGATGAACTCCAGGGGTCTCTTTGCCGAAAGGACTTCTTGGCCGAACCAGGAGATAATTTGGCAGCGGCTCCGATCACGGAAGATAATTCGTGGGAGGGAGTGGATTGGTTTGGGGGGATGTGTGCTTCGATGAGCTTGATTGATAGCTCTCCGGTGGGCAACGAGGTCTTGGGCGTGGCGTCGGGATGGTTGGGGGATACGTGGGGCACGGTCGTTCGATATAGCAATGCTATCCCAACGGACACCGTCGTGGAGACTTATGGGTATATCACGACCACCCCGCAGGGCTTGGTCGTCACAGCGAGCCTCCCAGGGGCTCCTCCGGGGATGCGCTTTCCGGATTGGGTGGGCCGGGAGATCACGGTGACCGATGATGTATTGGACCGATGCAGGAGCACAAACGGCGAGTGGCGTTCGGCTCCCGTAGGAGGTTCCAGTTTCTCGGTGCCGCGTTGGGCTCTGTATGGCAAGTGGACCGGGGAAGCATCAGCAACTCATATCCAATCGTGGACGCGCGGAGCAAATGTCTCGCGTGGAGACTTTGTGTTGGAGATGAAGACACTATTTTGGCCGCCCTTCAATGCGTTCTCGCGTTGGAATGCACACCAAGGAGCCTTGACCGGGCAAAACTTCAGGATTCGCCTCTTTATCGAAGGCGAGCGCCGTCTCTTTGGATACACAGAATTCGCGGTATTGGGCCAGACCGGGGGCAACGCGATCTTTCAGATAGAGGGCGGCTTGGACTTTTACGATGTCGCCGGGCAGCAAGTCACAGGTTTGACGGCGATCCCGGTGGGAACGAACTTGTCGAGTCCAGGCTCGGAGGTGACGTTGCGGATACGCCGTGAGGGCAGACAGATCGACTTCTTGTATTATGAGCCCTTGGCAGGCGGGTATATCTCTGTGCACTCTGTGACCAATGGGTTGCAAACTCCCCTGAAGGTCGGATTTCAGGTCATCGTGGATGACGTTGTTGCCGGATTGGCAGCTTCGTTTATGTCGGAGATGACGTCTTTTACTTTGGCTCCCCAGGATGCTCCTACCGGTCAGGAGATGGTGCGGCCTGTTCATTTTCCGGTGTTGCCCAACGGTGCATCGTCAGTGGGTGGAGTCGCGGTCTCGCGGATGAAGTTGCCGACGTTGGCACTTGGGGGTCGGGTTGTCGTCGCCGAGTCATGGCCGATCCCAGGTTGGCCTGCCTTTTGATCGTGTGATAGTTTAGTTACTGAACTTTTTGAACCGAAGAGCGAGATGTTCTCATGCCTGTCCCGGTGATCCCTACAATTCATGCCGTCTGCCAAGGTCGTGACCGTCGCTTGGTGTACTCAGGCGTGACTCCCAGTGTCTTTATTGGGATCTCTCCGGACGTACTGAGCAGCTTCCCGGTTGAATATGCGGGCTTTCTTGTTGAGCGATCGACGAATGGTGTTGTGTGGACTCCTTTTGGTGGATTGATCACGAGCAGCTTCTACTTGATCGATCGCCCCGGCGCCGGAACGTTCTACTACAGAGCCAAGACGGAGAACGTGGATGCCTCGCAGTCGGGGTATTCGTCTATCGTTACGGTGACGGTCGCCGATTGGAGCAGCTTCGAAGCGGGAGCCTTGGTCGATCAAGACTTGGCGGGGGGTCTCGTGGACCAGGCCCATCAGTCTTTGGTGCCTCCCAATGGCTTGGGTCGTCCAAGCTTGGGCTCTGTGACGTCAGAGGGTTCGCTCGCAGGGTCTTTGGGGGATGGTGCTTGGATGGTGGATGCCTTGGAGCAAGAGCCTCCCATTCTCCAAAACAATGTGCCTGCTTGTGGCACGGTTGATGTGGCCTTGCCCGTCAACAGTATTACGTACACCCTTCGGGACATGCCATTCCCCGGAGGCTCCGGCATTGATGCCACCAGCATACGGATATGGCTATCAGTGACGTCGGAGAACGCGGGGGCATATCGATTGGTGTGGGACGGTGTGGCGGCGCCGTGGTCGCCGACGGTTGCTGTTTCTATTGTGGCAGGTGGAGACCCTGTGTTGGAGCGTGATGTCACGCTGACCTTGGCGGTAGGGTATATCAAGAGCGCCGATGTGGTCGCCGTGCGAACGCAGGTCTCCGACTTGGCCGGAAACTCGGCTGTTTTGAATTGTTCGTTCACAATGGAGACTGTAGACACGATCCCCCCGGTGGTAGATCAGCAGGCTCCGGTTTGCGGGACGGGGTTGACGGCGGGCGACTTGCAGCGGGTTCCTCGCGACACCTCTTATGCATTTCGCGTCACGGACGACGTCGCTGTATCGTTGGCGTCGCTTCAGGTCTCATGGGGGATCGACTCTGCTGGTCCGTGGACACAGGTGCTCCAGAATGGTTCGGTGTGGCTATTGGGGTATTCGGGCACAGTGACGGCTATCAGCGGTGTTCCTGTCTCTGGGTACGAGGTTGTTATTCATCGGCCCGGCTCCGATCCGCTATGGCCCGCAGACACAAAGATCTGTTTCAAGGTCGATGTGGGGGATACGGCGGGGAACACGGTCTCCGATGTTTGCTGCTTTCAGACAGGCGACACGACCAAGATTCGCGAGGTTTACGTGATCGGAGAGAGAATGTTGTTGGTGGAGTTTACGGCTCCGTTGACAAATAACGATGATCTGCGAAACCCGGCGAATTGGACACTGACTGACACATCGACCAACTTGCCTGTCACGATCCATCGGCTCGACCCGAACAAGCTGGTTCGCGACGGGGCTTCGGATCGTACAATAGAGTTCCCTGGCGACCCACGCTTTGTCTTTGTCTTCACACACACGCAGATCACCTACGAGCTTCATACATTGAGCGTGGCAAATATTGTTGACAGATACAGTCAGCCTGTGTCGGGAGATGCCTTCACGTATCGTTCGAGACGCACCAAATGGGATGGTGTGACGGAAGACTTTGTGACCTTGTCGGGGAGTCCGACCGAGATGTACGTGCCCCCTGGCACAGAAGAGGTGGACCCGAATGCTCTCCTGGCAACATTGCTCTACGGGTCAGATGCCATTGGCGGTGTCTTTTTGTCGGATGATTGGGAGGCAAAGTAATGCCGGTTGATTTTGTAACGAGCATTTTGGGGAATCTGTCTTTACCATTGCTGCCGAACAGTGGTAGGTCTGCATTGCAGACGCTGCGACGTATGATGTTTGTGCGGTGGTCGGCGGGAGGGTTCCTGACGGCTTTGGCGAAGAACGAGGGGTTTCCGCGACCTGACGTGGGGTTCTCAGATGACGACTTCTTTCGAGCCTGTGTCCAAGCAATGGTTGCCGACGGCAAGAGCATCCAATATATTTTCGAGAGCTTATTGGAGATTGTGATTGGCCCTTACGAGGACCAATACTATGAATTGGATGTCGATGCAAAGGTTGACCAAGGGTTCCTGGTGTACGCTCCTTACGGCAGTTATGTGCCGTACGATACGTGGAACACGACGCCTTTTGTGCCCGGAGAGCGCATCCAAGCACAGCATCCCGTCACGGGGAAGAAAGTCATCGCTCTGCTGAAGGAGCACAATGCAGCACAGAAGCGCATCTATTACACAACAGAGATGATCGAGCCAGAGGGCGGGCCATTTGATGGCAGCATGACAATTACGGGAATGTCTTCAGGTGGAACGGTGACGGGCTTGGGCCTCGTGGTGAACCGAGACAGGTACACATTCCCCTTGTACGCTGATGGCTACTTGGACTTGGGCGGGCCAAACGAGGAGAGTGTTACATTTGTGGCGCCAGATCCGTTCGCGAGCCGTGTTCGCGTGGTAAATGACCTGACAAAGAAGCACCTCAAGGGCGAGAAGATCACGATCACGGGGGGATGTTGGGACTTGTTCGACACCCGTGCTCGCCGAGCCGTGGTGAAGATCATATGTTCGAACAAGTCGCTTGCGATCTTGCCAGGCATCTCTGTGTTGCATCCTTCTCCGTGGAGAGAGGCGACACTGCGCTTAGAAGCGGTGGCAGGCGAGACAGAGTTGCGCCTGCAAGACGAGGTGTTGCGAGCACAAACGTACGGGGCTACGCCCAAGAAGGTGCTCTTGAATCCCGAAGGAGAGTTGCTGCAACACAGCGACCCACCGTTGTTGGCGGAGTTCAGCACGTTCGATGCACCGTCTCGCATTATTACGCTGGATGGACCTTTGCCGGTCGGGGTACGATTCGCCCAAGGCACCAAAGTTCGGTGGCTGTATCACCGGACGGGCTTGGTTCTGGACGCACAGAACCAAGGTGCGACAGAGTTGGTGTGTGAGTGCCGGTGGGAGAATCCGTACGGCGTCTGGATCGTGGACGAGGGAGGCGGGGCCGAACAAAAGGTTATGGTCTTGGGGAGCACGTACCAAAAGAGGCGGCTCGCCTCCGAGGTGGAGCTTAACGACACTATTATCTATTTGGACCGACCTCTCCGACCGTTGGATTGGGGCTTCACGAACAAGTTGGTATTCTCTAACTCGGCGGGTGGCGTGTTGGGAGAGGCGACGATCGCTGCGTTCACACCGGGGAGCCGACAGGTGACGGTGACGGCGCCCGTGGCGTTTGGCATCTTGTTGACACAGCCGGTCACGGTGGAGGTCGTGCGAGGCCAAGCAGACTTCGGCTGCAAGCTGGAGATCATGCCGCTGCCCTTGGACTTAATCAGTGGAGAGAGCTTCCAAGAGTTCCTGGGCCTGACGGCAGGGCAGTTCGAACCAACGTGGGCATCTCATCAGGTTCACGGGGATTGGCCGCCGACGGTATTGGGGCAGTGGCCGGGGATGCATGTGTACGATCCCAATGAGCGGACGTTATCGAATGCACAAGAGACGGGCACTGCCATGATCGAGGTGGACCGGGGAGACCTGGCGAACGATGTACGGGTGTATCTGGCCGCTGTGATGGTGTTGTCTGAGTATGACCCGGTGTCCTCTCCGAGTTCGCCGCTCGGCAACCAGACCGTTCCGGGCTTGGGTACGTTTGCGACGACCGAGCTAAACGTCACGGATGCATCGGTGTTTCCGTCGCAGTCCGTTATCAATAATTGGATCGCCAACACCAACGGCATCAACCCAACGGGGGCACCACCCCGTATCGTCGTTGGCTCAGAGGGCGACTTTGGCCGAACGCCAGTGTACTTGTGGGGCCGAGGTGCAGCGGGAACAGACAAAGAGAACGTGCTGTATGTGTCGGGCATCTCGCGGCGTCATCGTGGGGGAGTTCGGGTGGCATCGTACCTTGACTTCCTGCCCGTGAGCGGAGCCGTGGGTATATGGGGAGGCAATCCAGGGTTGGAGACGGCTCCGACAACTGGCCAAGGCCATATGCTGTTGGATTACGGTTCAGCAAACTTGGAGTCGTTGGCGTACACACGAATCGACACCCAGACTCCCACGCGGGCTCATCTGTTCTTTGAGCGGGGGTTTGTTCCGGAGTTCTCGCACAACCCATCTCGAACCAATCCGTTGGATGCGACAGAGACGATGCCGATCAAATTGGTCAAAGCCGACAAGTGGTCTGTTCCATTGAGGAACGGTTACAGTTGGCCATTCTATTTGGGAGGTGGTATGGTATTGCAGCGATTGCGGACTTTGGTGGACTTGGGCAGGGCTGCTGGAGTGAAGGTGATCTTTGTGAATGCCAAAGATCAGATAATTCCAATTTGATTTGATTCACACACAGGTTCAGTTACTAAACTTTTGGGGATAATGATTATGCCACGAGCACCGAAATTCCATAACGCCGAGAGAGTGGACCTGCCTGACTTCACTCACGCGACAGAGACGCACCCAGTGGGGTTGCGTGACAACCTGATCGACTTGGTCTTGGGCAATGGTGTGTACCAGGGCTTTCGGGCAGAAGTCCCGGCGAATCAGATTAACGCCAACAAGGGTATGGTGACGATCTTCAATGGAGTCGTCGGGACTTGGGGTGGTCGCATGATCAACGCTGAGACGGGAGATGTCAGTCAGTCTTTCCCGTTGCGCGGCTCCAGTACGGAGTTTTGGATCGAGGTCGAGTTCATGTGGATCGAAGACAGCTTCGATGGTCGGACGGTCTACGACTCGACCAAGGCGAACGTCTCGCCGTTGCCAAACGGTCAAGAGGTGGACATCGCTCGCATGTCTACGAGGTTGACGCCAGGGTGGCGGATCAAGCATCCCATTCGTCAGAATCCGGCGGGCTCTCGCAGCACGCCAGGGTATGCCCCGCAGGGCTTCTCTTCGGATGATCCAAATGTGATGCCGCTGATGGTGTTGCGGACCAACTCCCAAGGTCAGATTGTCTTTGGGAACCCAAACAGCGACAGTACCGGGAATGACCTGACGACGATCTCGTTGGCAGGTGGATCACGCCAGGTCATTCCGGTGATCGGGTATGGAGAGCACGAGACGCGGCAGGTCGGCGGGAAGACGGTGCGGATTGGTCGAAAGGCGACAGACCAACGTCCTCGTGTATTTGAGCGATTGGAAGCTCCGATGCGCTATGGCGACACGGGAGAGATTATCGGAGACACCGAGTCGGACCATTGGGCACGAGACCTGAAGAGCGTCTATGATCACTTGGCGACGCAGATGGCTCGCGTGGTCTTGGGCTTGGAGACACAGACTCCCACAGAGAACGGCGTATCGGTGGCGGGTGCCGAGTATTACGAGGGTGTGTTGATCGATGTGGACCCGGATTGGAGATGGGTCAAGGTCACCTCGATGAGCGTGGAGACGCTTGTGAACCCCGACATAATGCCTGACGATTGGGCAAATTGGACGTTCCAGATCCGATCGGGTCCGTGGAATGGGTTCTATGCCCAAGTGCATCGTCAAGAGAAGAAAGACGGCAGCGGCCATTACAAACTGTGGTTGCACCAACAATCGTATCGTCCGGATTGGTGGCCTCTGCCTAATGCCGCAGCAGACACTCCCGCTATTCGCTTGGTGAACGGACGGCGTCGGAATTGGGCGGCTCTGCCGATGCCGAATTCGGGCAATCGTGGTCTGAACGCATTGGATGACGAGGTGGTCGGCGCCCGCAACGACATCTTCACGCAGCTTGCGTTACCGTCTCTGCGAGATGCCCTGAGTTCCCAAAAGTCATACGACATGACATTCTCCCCGGTGCGTGCGCAAATCGGGGGTGGTGGTGTCACGGCTCCGGTCTTTGCTGACGTGGTCGTGGATAACACGGACGTGGCGACCATGCAGTCCGCCGCGACTGCTTGGCAAAACATGGTCCTGAATTGGAACAGCCCGCAGCAAGGGGGTCGGATGTTGTTCCGCAAGGGCTTGTATGACTTTGCTTTATTGGGTGGTGTGCCGACCCATACGGTCTTCACGACAGCGGGTCAAGGCTCTAGCGGCTGGCTCTTCCAAGGCGAGGGTATGGACACGACGACACTGAAGATGACGACGGCAGCGACATCACAGGACCACATCTTGTTCGATCTGACGAACTGCTCCGAGATGACGTTCCGGGACATGACGATTCACGGCAAGGGTAGGGTGTTCAATGCCAGCGGCTGCTCCAATATCCGATTCGAGAACTGCAAGTTTGTCGCGGAGTACGATGACGTCACCAGCGCTCGACCCGCTCTTGACTTGGGCGCGATGACAGGGTTCGAGTTTCACGGGTGTGTTTTTGAGTTGTCTGGGCAGGGCGTCAAGGGAACGACAGCTTCTGAGATGGTCGTCAAGGATTGTCGATTCAGTGAGGTCTCCGGGAACACGGTCACGGAGGTCTCTGGTTACTGGTGGAACACGGGCGTTGTGTCTGACAGTCGATTTGAGGATTGTTTGTTCACGGGTCCAGCCTCTCTGGTCGGGATGCGATTCCAGAGCAATATAACGACCTCAGTGCTGCGTAACGTGCAGGTGCGGTGTGAGGTCGACGCAGCCTCGGTCGAGGGCCTGATTGCCTTTGAGGCAGGTTTCCTTAAGTCTAGAATGGAAGGGTGCCTCTTGGGTGAGGCTGGAGGGAGTGCTTCTCCGAGAGGAATATCGGGTGGCGGCAGCATGGCCGACTCGACGATCTCTGACACCTTGATTGAAGCTGTCTCGGGAGTTGGTATTCTTCTTGGTTCCCTGCTAGATTCAGATTTGTCTGGTGTTCGGATCAAGTGCAGCGGCACTCGCCCTGCTGGATCGGTGGGACTCAGCGCAGGGCAAATGGACAGAAGCACGATCTCTGCTATGACAGTGCTGTCTTTCGAGACGGGGATATTGTGTGTTGGTACATCGGAATACAATAATATCTCGTCGTCTATTATTCGTGAGGTGGAGTTTGGTATCGACTTCCACGTTCTCGGTTCGCACTCGACTGGGTGCCAGTTCAATAAGTTCACCGACAATACGATTCATGGGTTCGGTATTGCTTCGGGAGTCGGTATCCGAATCGAGTCATCCTTCTCGAATACATGCGCGGGAAACAATATCTACAACTTCCAGTACGGGATCACCTCTAATGGCGATAGCTCGTTTGGAAGCCAAGGCATCGTCCTTACTGGGAATCGTTGCGTTACGACAGAGTCGGGGTACTTGGTTGAATACACGATCGACAGCGTCGTAACAGGGAACAGCGCGGCTGTTGCAACGACCTCCGGCTTTTCTTTCTCTAACTCTGTGAATATCGTGTGTTCAGGCAATCACGTAGAAGGCGTGGCGACGAACTACCCGTACTGGCTGGGAGGAATATCAAACCCAAACTGGGCGGAGAATGTCAGGGGCGGAATGCTCTCGGCTAAGGCAGGCGGGACCTGGATAATGGATGCCACTGTCAATAATAACAGTGTTCTCGCTGGAGACCTTGGAAACGGAAACATGGTCATCTTCTATAATACGTGGGATGGTGTCTTCCCAGCCGCAAAGATAGATGATCTAATCTTGTAATCTTGTAGAGTTTAGTGACTGAACCCCAGGAGGTGTCATGAGCTTGTCCAAGTCAGACCTGATCGAGAGGTACACGACCGATCCCACCAGCGATCAGATGATAGACGCCTCTGTCGACATCGTGAAGGACTTGGCCTCTCGCATCAAAGACGTCCAGACAACTCCTGCGGTGCACTCCGCGTACAAGCAAGCCAAGCAACTGTTTCGAGCTTATGTGCGTGCGTGTGGGTTCACGGAGACAGCGGAGTTCCAAGCGTTGTTCTCCGAGATCGTGAAAGAGATGAGCCCGGAGCTATGGGAACTTGTGGAAGCAGGCAAGATGATCAAAGACGTCCAGCAAAAGAAGCGGGTGCGTCGGTCTTTGTGGAGAATATGACAGGCATATAAAAAAAGATTGAGATTGTTTGTCAGGTTTTCGTCACGGGCTGCGTTTTCTTTGTCAGAGGCCAGAGGGTTCCCCTCCCCTTTGGCGTGGTCGTTCTAGCGACGATCATAAAAAACAGTTGGCTTTGGTGCCAACCTCGAATGGCTGACCGGGTTCCCCTCCTTGGTCGGCCATTTTATTTTAAGGGGAGAACGGATGGGTCGGGGGCCAAACATCCATTATGTTTCCATTACGGTGGCGCGGCTGAGAGCGATCGAGGCTTGCACCAAGGCAACAGCTTGGAGGGTGTTTTCGCTGTAGTCCTCGGTGTCTGGGGGCATAGTTCCCTCATATTCTTGCCACGCGAACCCGAATGCCTCACATGGCGGCATGTCGTTTTCGATGTTTTCTCTCCATTTTCTTTCAATCAGGGTGGCAAAGGCAGCAAGGTCGGGGTCTTCTCGTCGAACCTGCTCCAGGTGGAACTGAGCCATTTCGGGAATAAAGACCGTCGTTCCCGTGATGCACGAGCCCAAGAGAGGGGAGTTGTCGGCGTCGAGCCATTCGGAGTTCGGAGCCGTGAAGATATGGGAGCTATCCGGGTAGGTGCCGTCCACGACCAAGATGACGCCCGTCAGCACATCGGAGACCGTGTCCATGGTCGTGAAGCGAACGGTTCCCTTGGGAGTGGTCAGAGTGGTGCGTTGGGCACTCTCTCCGCCCTCCACTTCGATGCTGGCTTTTCGAAAGAGTTCAAGAGCTTCCGTGTAGAACGTGCGAATGACGTCTTGTCGCCGCTTGTCTTTGAGTTGTCTCAGAGTGCTATCAGGCATGGTGCCCTCCTGTGAGTTGAGGCTTTTCGGCCCGGTGAGTCGGCTTGTTCAACAGTATCTATATAAGAAAGGGATTCGGGTACTCGGACACGGATTGACCAAGTTTTGCAGAAAGTGCACCTCAAAATAGAACGGGGAGAAAGCCATTACAAGCGAACCGAAAAGCCCCGAATATTCCACATGTCGGAGAAAAGAAAAGATGTTGCAGCAACTCCAAACAATCCTGACGCCCGGTCTCATGATCGGAATCATCTCTGTCCTCTTGTTGATCTTGTGGGTTATTCGCGGATTCCGCCGCAACAGCCCCTTTGTCATCCTGTGTGCGTATTTCGGGCTCACCATCGTGGGCGGCATCGTGTGGGTTATCTGTATGGCCGGTCCTTGGACGATGGTTTCTTACTGTGTGATCTCGAAAAAGTGTGGAGGTTGAGATGAGCGGATTTTGGGCAGAATATAACGAGAAGATGGAAGCCGGTGCTATTGGAAGCCAGAGCGACCTCCGCCGAGAGTTGGCTCTCTTGAACTGCAATACCCTCTTGTTCTTGTTGGGCAAAGAAGACTCGGAAGATGCAGCGTTTTTTGCCGAACTCACCACCGAACTCAAGGACGTGATCCGAGAGAATGGCGAGTCCGCACACATCCGAATCCGCAGCCCCGAAGGCTTCACCCCCAAGTTCACCTTGGGCAACATCCACAGAGGATTGCAGTCTCGCGGTGTCGAGCCAATAAGGCTCCTGTAGTCCTAGTCCTGTGTGAGTTCAGTCACTGAACTCACCAATCCCCCTATTCTCCGGTTTGCACCTCAAAATAGAACGGGGAGAAAGCCATTACAAGCGAACATTCCAAGACGGAGAAAGAAGAGATGAAAAGACGATTTGAAATGCCCCGAACCCTGACGCAAGGCGAACTTACTACCGAACTCCAGAAGAGTCTTATTGTGGACTCTCTGGTCCTGCTGAGCAGCATCGGTAGCTGTTGGTGGATCACTTTCCTCCTCAAGTAGGTGGACCCTACCAATCACTCTCTTCCCTACGAGCAGCCTCCAGCTGGATCAATTCCGGTGGGGGCTTTTCTGCATTGTCCACCGTCACAATAATCGGGGGAGTAAAGTGGGTTGTTGCCGTTTCGTCCCAATCCAAGCTTGCTCCCCTGACAATTATGGAGAAGTCTGTATCAGTGGTTGCATCACTTTCAGGTGCAGAGAGATCATAACACCAAGTTGCGAGTCTTCTGCTTGCGGTGGTCGATGATGCCATGGGTGGCAGAGGTGGAGTGAGTGTTACCTTCTCGCGTTTCTTTTTCTTGCCCCCGTATTTGCCCCCAGATCGATCTTGGAAGTATCTAGGGTCTCGACCCTTGCCGTGGTGACGTCTGTGCGTCCCGCCTCCCCTGGCTCCACCTTTTCCTTTTTTGCTCATTGCCCTACCAATCCGAAGATGACTTGCGGGACTCACTAAGGCTTCCCAAGAAATCGTGAGACTTCTCGTTTAAGGTTCTCTCCAAGTCTTCTCTTATCTTATTAGCACAATCTAGCAAGCGGTCCTTCGCAGCTTTCAACTCTTCTCGGAGGACTTCACCTTCGACGGTCTCGGTGATAGCGGCGACCCGCTCTTCCAGAGCTTTGAGTTGTGCTCGGACGTGCTCCGTAAGCTCTTCTAGTAAAATGTCCGCTCGTCTGGCGATCTCTGCGAGAACAGCTTCTGTTAATTCGCGTGCCTTCTCTGTGATGCGCTTCTCGAAGAACAACTCATTCCTGCTCCACCATTGTTCGAATATCGTCGCGTGAGCATCTGATGGATTGCTTGGTGTCAAGATACCGTGTGGGTTGGGAGTCCACGCCCACGGCTCTTTCGCCAACAGGGTCTTCGTGGGTTTTCTGAGAGGGTCTCTGAAGAGGGGGTATCGCCTGACGTCGGAGGGTGCTCTTTTCTTGTAACCGGAGAACATGTGTCTGGCGTAATCTGCAACATCCGCAGTAGGTTCCACGTCGATTCTCTCGATAGCTCTGTGAGCCCAACCAGGAATCCCCGGCTCTGGTACAGGTTCGGGATCGCGAGCGGATGCCTCCTTTCGCATCTCTTTCACAACCTCACTGATAAAAACGTCAGCGGGTGATAGCGAGGCGATAGGGAGCGGAGTGGGTGACTCCTTACCTCGACCACTCACTGCTGCCTCCTCTCCGGCTCTCTGCCGACCTGAGTTTGTCGATCGATAGAGGTGCCTCCTCGGCTTCTGTTTCGCTCTCCTCGACGCTCTCAGGTGCCGCCATGTCCTGAATAACCCAACCCGCCTCACGGAGTTTTTCGATATACTCCTGTATGATCTCATCCCGTTGGATCTTCCGGTGAGAGTCAAACGCGAAAACAACGGCACTAGAATGACACAGGTGGGGGAGCGGAGCGGGGAGAGCACGGGCGTAATGATCCATGCCTCCACCATACAGGCTTGAAAGCTTCGCGATAGCCGTTTCTCTGCTGAACCCTCTTTCGATGTCGTGCAGCATGTACCTCACGTTTGGAACAGGGATACCCTCGCCTCGTGCTACCGAGACAACTCTCGAACGAATCCGGTCTGGTAGTTCGCCAAGTGCAATCCCAATAGGGTGAAACTCCAAAGCAGAGCCCTTGGAGCCCCCATGCAGGGAAGCACGAAACATGGGCTCCTCCTCTCCCTCTATCTTAATAGCCTTGATCGATCGCTCCGCTGCTTTGACCAACTCGGACTTCTTTTCGGGAGAGGGCTCCGTCGATTCACCTTCGCTATCTTCTGTGTCCTTCTCGACCAGGTGTCTCCTCGTTGTGAGAAGAGGAGACAAGGAAGCCTTGGTCGCCAAGTCGGGAGCGGTCTCGACTTCTGCGACGATGACGGTGGCATTAGGGTCTGTCGCGGACAACAGGCGAATAAGAGCGTCCCGCTCCGGTGTTCCCTTTTTCAGTGCCAAGATAAGCTCGTTGGCACTCACGCGGTACTGCTCTGTCTTGGCACCTGTGCCCTTGGAGAGTGCTTCTCCGATGCTCCCTGCTCCTGTTGCGATGGGAGGCATGAATGGCTCGGTAGCTGCTTTCAGTGCCTCGGACAGATCCCTCATTTCAGGAGTGAGTTCTGTCAAAACTGCCTCTAGTGCTTCGGAGACTTCCGTCTCATGCTCGCCGCGATCATAGAAGTCAGAGTGGTCTTCGGGCTCATAGGGAAAGGGAGTATGAAAATCTTTGGGTGTTCTGGGCATATCGTCTACTCCTGTGTGAATAATGTGGTGTGTGGGGGGTATGTGGAGATGCCGGAGTGTGTCAATTGGCATAAGTGCCTCTCGGCGTCGGGCTGCGATGTCGGCCAACCTGTCTCGGTCGGTCTCAACTGTCGGTGGAGTCTTCCCCAACAAGATATGCCCACTCGCTCCTCTCTCTTCTTTCTTTTTCATGGCTCTCTAGCTCCGGGCGAGTTATGGCTTTTGTCAGTAGCTCGACGAGTTCGTGCGACGATCCTCGTTGCATAACAGTGTCTTCCTCTATGTCTGTGGGGTGGCTCCAAATGTCATACAGAACATCGATGCTGCTTCCATCGCTGACATGCGCAACACAGAATCCTCCGGCCACCAAGTGCATGACCGTCCACCACGTCTGCGAGATCCCCAAGGACTCCGGAGCGGGGATCGCCTCGCGAGTGATAGCATGGTGTGGGATCACTCCCGGAAATCCCCCTATTATTTTATCCAAGATAATCTCTGGTAATCCTGTGATGTGGCCCAAGATCTCTCGTTGCCATGTGGATCTTGAGGCGATGTCGAAAGACACTTCCCTGAATCCGACGATTTGATAATGTTGGTTGGGGAAGGTGCGGTCTTTGGATTCGGGTGGATGATTGATGCCGTACTCTTTCCAACCCCAACAATGTGATTCTGTATCTCCTGCCGGGGGAGAGACGCAACCGTCACCAAAGGGTGTCAAGCTCCAGATCCAATCCCCGCGTGTGGGAATTCCCAACGTGCTGAATAATTGACACGCTTTCCTGCGTAGAGATCCCGGACCCCAACCTCTGGTCGTTCGGGCATAGTCGTACTCTCCTAAGCTCATCATGTCCGATAGCCTTGGAGATGGCTTTTTCCCAAAGCCCATGGTTCTCGGAAGACTCAGCCCGTCTTCCGATGCTCCGGCGAATCCTGTTTCTATTCTTGAATCGGTGCCTGCTCCCATGATGGACAGCCCTGGTCCCGTGGACAAAGACCCCGCAACCAGAGTTCTCGTTGGTTCAGTGACTGAACCGGGAGTCTCCTCCTCTTCCTCATGGAGGGCTCTTTCGAGTAAAACCCGATCGACAATAGAGCTTATATCGGCCAACATCTTTGGCGTAAAGAGAGCGTCTATCTCGCTGTCGGGAACGTCTCTTTCTACAACCCCGGACTCCTCCGCGATGCGACGCCGGATCGTCCTGTGGATTGTGTGCAGCAAAGACACGGATTCGCCAACCGAGCTTATTCCTAGAAAGGATTCGTCGCCGATAATGATTGTCTCGTCGAGGCTGATCCACCTTTCGGACAGAAGAGCCTCCACGAACTCTTGTCGTTTCTCGCTATTGATCAATATCAACAATAGTTCTCGTGCGGTCATGGCTCTACCTGTGCTTGTGGCATTCGGATCTTGGGAGGCTTGGGGGGCCAGGCTCTCACCACTCGGATCGGGACCGGCGTTCGGCAGCGGCTGCTGCCAGAGCAAGATTCGTCACAGATCCCGACTTCCAAGAGCTAGCGATGGACCTATCCACGAATTCATCGCTCGCCAATCCTTGGTGGACAGCATACTCCCACAGGTGACTCAACTCCACAGAAACAAACTCCCATGGAGATAGCGTCCGGGTCTCCGAAAATCCGTCTGCTCTTAAAGGGACCATCGCGATCCCCATTCGATACGGGGCCAATAGTATCTGTGCGTACCCCAATAAGGTGTGTGCTTGGCTCTGCTTTGCGAATCTGATAAGAAACGCATTTGTCAGGCTGTGATGGTCCAAAGGAAATGGGATCGTGTCCCAAGAGGTCTCTTCTGGGTATGGCCGAAGACTTCCCGCGTGTCTGGGTTCCATGTTGAATATGTTTCGTAACTCGGCGGAAGCGGTGTCTTGCAGCACTTCGGGAGTCCCGTAGTTGCATATTCCCACCATGTGTGCGACCGGGTCTCGATATGGGTCACTGTGACTTCTCCGGAGACCCCGTATGCACAGAACCGCTTTCTTTGTCAAGGAAACGTGTCTGTGGCGAATAAAAATGTCCTCTGTCGCCGCTTCGAGAGCATCTTTCGCCTTGGTGTTGTGGCGCAAGTAGGGAGCTTCAAGTGCAACCAATCCAGGTGGTGGCGTTAGCTTGCTGTCGTACCACTCGGCGTATGGATCGGGGGTGACAGCTACATCCGCTGTGCTTATCATGACATGCTCCAATCGCTATTGGTCTTCCGGCGGGCCTCTGCTGCCTCCAAGACCGTTGCTTTCTTGACCTCTGGCTTCGACGGCAATGTCTCTGTGAATGTCTCTGCGGGCTCCTCTGGGGAGCCCATGACGCTACCTAAGACCGCTAGTCGCTCTTCTTTGATCTTGCTGTCGGGCACGTACTTCTCTAACCACACGGTCGAGTCACTGTGGGGCAGTGGACGCAGATAAAAGAACGGGTCATGTGCCAAGAACCGAATGCTATGAATGTCAATGTCCGGATTTATACGAAAGGCTGTTGAGACTCCTCCGGTCAGCAAGCTCGATGCGATGTACATGCCCAAAGACAAATTCACAGGTTCTCCGCCCTCTCCACCGCTCCGTCGCAACCTGATGTAGTCGTCGAGAACCACCAACTTGATCCGGTGAGTTTGAGGCAAGAAAGACCACCCGCGTGCCATGATGTTGGCGATCAGGTATTCGATCTCTCTATCCGTTGCAATGTACAAGCTTCGGAGTGCTGCTTTGAATTTATCTTCTTGCTCTGCGAGGCTGCATCCTGTCGGGAGGGAGGTGATCACAATATTCGAGTGATGAATATCCCTGTGGGCCTTGCGGCGATAGACCTCTTTCTCTGATCGTGTCGAGCCGGGAAGAGGAAGCAGGAACATGTCACCCGGATCTTTTGCGTAAGACGCCTCCAAAGGAGAGAGTTTCCCAGTTGACACGAGCATGCCATCGGACTTCCAAGACTCCCATGCCTCTCGGACCTCCTCGATGACTTTTGGGTCCAACAGCCGGGCTTCGTCTATCAGAGCCGGAGCCGTGACACCAGGAGCAACCGCTCTACAGTCGGAGCACATCCACGTGTACGCACTGATAAGCTCTCGCAAGGTCTCCGTGTGTGCGGGAGGCAGATTCACTCCAACTTGACCCAACTCGCCACTACAGCACCCGCAATGTACGTTGACAAAGGCTTCGAAGAACATGATCCATCCTGTTTTGACAGTCTTACTTTGAGTCCGGTTTTGTGCTGCCCGTGAACTTCTTGTCTGTGTTCTTGTCTGTGTCTCTCACCACACGCTCCTTCGTCGGCGATCTCTCTCTATCTCGGCAGGAGAAAGTTTCTTTGGTCGGGTTGCTCGCGGAGGAGGTGGAGTGAACAGAAGCTCTTCGGTCGCAGGCCGTGAGGCTTCTGTTCAAATTCTTTCGCGGATCTTCCTTTCCGCATGACCGATTTCGTTGCATAAGTCTCGGTTGAGGCGTTTCTGTCGAGGGTTCCGGGAGTACTTGAGCAGAGTCTCTGTGTATCGGTCTAAGTCGATGCCATCGTTCAAAAGATCGACGACTTGTTTTATCCGCGATCCGGAGCCAAGGAGCAAGACAAGCTCCACATAGCAGAACATGGCCCAACCCTCTTCGGCATCTTTTTCGGATTTTTTGGGGTCGTCCGGGGTGTGCACGACCAACAGTGTACGAGCCGCACGAGTGGCACTTCCTTTGCTTACATGGAACTCTTCGATGTTGTGGTTTCGAGCCTCCTCTGTGTCGAGGAGAGGCGATCGCAGTCGATATAAGTTCATTTGTCGTTTCTCCTGGAAATGTTCAGTGACTGAACATCGATTTCGTGTCTTACTTGAATATGCCAAGGGCGATGCGGATAAATATCTGGATTAGACCTTCCCCGAACTCCCGGTCTTGTGGGGCTTTCCCCCGACATGGGCGTCTTCTGCGGAGATCGTGGTGGAGGTGCTGTCAGTGTCCACTGCAAGATCGACCGTGTCCGTCACGGGATCGGCTACAGGAGGTGTTCCGGGCACACGAGAGACCTTTTCGGTCGCCGGAATGGCCACGTGGTCTTCCACGATAGACACCATCCCCATTAGCGACCGGACTGCCAATTGGACTTCGGCAGTGTTGTGCTCGGCAGGCAGGTTCTCAAGGGCAGTACACACCGTGGACACATCGACACCCAAAGCCATCGCGTCGTCGCCTCGGAAAAACACCCCCGGCCAATCGTCGCCAAAGCGAACAGGTCCGGTCTCGATGCGTTCTCCGATCGGACCCGGCACCGAGCAGATTCCGTATAACCCATCCCACTCCGGGGAGAAGTACTCGTTCCAATCTCTCTCATCGTGATATTCGCGGAGATAGGCTTTTCGCTCTTTATCCAACTCTTCGGTGAGGCGACGCCTGCGATTCAATGAGATGCGGTGAATGACGCCCATGACCAACCGAGCGGATTCGTCGATGTCTTGGAGGGCGTCATTGAGTCCGCTCTCTTCGGAGAGCCGGAGGTCTCTCTCTCGCAAAGACAAGGGGAACTCTTCCAAGTGCTCCGCGAGGCCCTCTTCCTCATACCGTCGAGCTTCGATGTACTCCGACCACGAGATCTCGCCGTTCTGAACTCTGTCGTACATCGAGGCAGCGGCTTGTGTTTGCCGGAAAGGACTCTGGGTGGCGTCGGCTGCTCGCGGCGTAGAGGGCTGTCTCCCTCTGGCAGGTTGGGACGCAGGGAATCCAAACAGGGAGGTCTGTCGAGGTGGTCCAGACTTCTTTCCACCGGAGCGTCCTTGATTGACACCCGGAGGCGTCATGGAACTCCACGGGTCCACCGGATCAGTAGACATGTCCGACCGTCGAGTACTGTACCCGCCCTGACGACCTCCTCCGAATGACGATCGACTGCGGCTTCCGCCGGGGGAACTGTGCGAGTTGGCTCCGGTGCGACCACCCGATCGGTGCCACCTTTCGTCCTCCGGGATCGTGCGACCACCATTGACGCCACCATCGCTACTCGAAGAACGCGACCCCGACGACGAAGCACGAGGCCACTCTCGGTCGCCATTGTCATCGAACTCAGGCAGATCTTCCAAGCCGTCGTATTCGCTGTCGATCTCTTCGGCGATAGATTCCTCTTCTGTGATCTCGCCAAGGGCGATCTTCTCGGCCAACTCGTCCGCCTCTCGAAGCAGCTTCTCGACCGACTGACGCTTGAAACTGTGCCGGTGTATGGCCACAGAGTCTTCCAGAAACAAAGCTTGCTCCAAGCCCTCTCGAACCTCCTCCACGTCGTATGGTCCCAAGTCCGATCCGCCAAAGCGAACAAACCACACTTTCGTGGGGTCTCCCTTGGGGATATTGCCCTTCTTGGTGCGAGCCGGGCTCTTAGATCGAGTCGCCTCTCTCTCTCGTCTCCGATCGCCCTTTGTCTGCATCTTTCTTTTCTTCGTCATTTTTCTCTCCGTTTGGCAGCAACGTAATCGCCTCCACAGATCTGTGGTTTTTAAAGACTGTCGCGAGCGGCGCCGCATGCCTTGTCCAATCTGGAACCAAGTAAATATAGACTGACATGTTCGCTATTTGAACATCGGCGGAGCACTTAAGTGGCACTTTTTCGCGTCGCGAAGCACTTCACCACAATCACCACAATCACCACAAATAGGTAAACTGACGATTTCTCGCGGCTCGGTCTCGTCTCTCTTTCTCTTCCTTTTTCTGATTCTTCGCGTCCCATAACAAAAAGGTACGCACCATGCGACGCAGCTTGCTCTGTGTCTTCTTGTCAGGCCGGAACTCGACCACGAAGCTGTCGTCCAACGACACCGGGTCACTCGGGCCGCTGTAGTGTGCGAAGACCACATACCGACGCTCATCCGGCGACCAGATCGAAAACGTTCCCCCAATGCCTGGCATGGCAATCATGCCCACCTCTGAGACTTCAGCACCAAAAGCATCCGGGCCGAACGGTGCCGGACCACGTGAACCATCCGGTGCCACCCACTGAGGCCGAAACTTGGTCACCCATGCGTTATCCAGGACACACTCAATCCGATGCATCACCTGCTCCATCGGAATCCCCAAGCTCTGCCGAGTCGGATACAATCTTCAACTTGGCCACCAAGCGAATCTGCCGGTGCATCCGCAGCCGAACAAAAGACCAATCCACCGGCAAGCTCTCCGGCAACAGTGCTTGTATCTGAGAGAGCCCTGCATCCACGGCATCGCCCAATCGACAAACCTCCTCGGTCTCCCAATCAAGAGCCGTCGTCTTGCGTGGCGTCTTGTATCCCCGCAAACTCACCGGCAGGTCACGCACCCGACGCATATCCGGTGTGCTGTACCGGGTTTCGAACTTCGACCAAGAACGCACCGCTTCGTTGTTCACCCACGCTGCCGCCCCCTCTAGGAAGACAACCCGCAGCCACATGGAACACGGACTCCGTGCAATCACCGTACACGGTATGCCCGCAGCCGACCCCATAAACCCCTGCTTGTAACTGTCCAAGCTAGCCGTTTGGCTGATCAGATGCAGGCGATCCAAGAGCATATTCTTCATTCGACCCGGACCCAACCCGGAGAACTCTCGCATGCCCTGCAACGGTGGTCCATAGTCTTCTAGCAGGTAGCTCTCTCTATCCCCCAACAGAGATGCCAAAGCCCTATGCTCGACCTTGTCCTCGGCATAGTAGCGAATCCAACTCTCAAACGTCGACTTGTCTCTAGTGATTCCCATCTCAACGGCTCCTGGTGTATCAAGTAATGATTATCTCTTCGTATACGTGCTTCACACGAACTGTGTGCATTACCGTGCCCCCTAGTTGGATAGAGTCTATATAATCCAAGATTAACTCTTCGGGGATGTCCTCAAAGGCCGAAAACATGTGAAAGACACGTGTCTCCCACAGTTCAGGTTCACTCTCGTGTTTACGCAGGTGCTCGGCGAACAAGTGCACTTCGCTGGTTTCCGTCATCGGATTAGTGTAGCCAACTACACACAAAATCTGCGAATCCGGGGGCATCGACATGCTTTGTGTTCGGGTCTCCGACAAGTAGAACTCTGTGATTGTTTTGCTCATGTCTGGATTCTCTCCTCTTTCAAGTCATCGTATCGGGCAGATTATATTATATCGGGCAGGTACCAAAAAAGTTCAGTCACTGAACTTCATGTGCTGTTGTCGGATCGCAGCATCACCAATCCGATAAAGCCTTTCGGTTCCTCATCATGGCATCCAATGACAGGCCGGGATACTTGCCCAACACACGCAGCACCATGCGAGTCGGCTCCAACAAAACACGCAGAAGCATAGCCCGACCCACGTCAAGCTCGCACCTCTCTATTGTCTTTGGATTCGGCTCCACGATCTTTAATGCGATTCCCGATGTCCGGGTTCTCACACGCTCCATTCGGAGCGTGTACCTGTGAAAAGCTTCTCCCTTGATCGCACCGCCCGGATTCCCGAAGATCGTCCAACTTTGAAGCGGAGTATTCTCCAACTCAGCCCTCCGGACGATCCAATCCAACCGCCTCACCAATCGCGATAACTTACTCACGACACTGCCTTACCAGGGACACACAACTCATACGACTCTTTCAACGCATCCAACCCAACCGCTGCATCCGCGTCGCGAACCACCGACCGATCATGGCTCATCCAAGACCTCACCATGTCCATCTGGCGTTTGGTCTGCGGCGACTCCGCGTTCGCCATGTACTCATCCACCGACCGACACCACTCCCAATACCCCAACACACCATGCACGATCGATTCTTGACCCATGTCCTGAATGTCGTTCGCCTCCACACCACACCACCCGGCCATCCACTCCCACAACCACGGACCCGCGTGTCGTTGCAACCAACAACACATCACCGTTCCTGTTCGACCGTGCCCTCCCCAACAGTGCACATAGATACCCATCCCCAACGCCAACGTCGCGTCCATCACATCCAAGAGCATATTCATCGTCCTGACGTCCGGAACGCTCATGTCTTTGATCGGCGCATGCACGTTCGAACCACCCACGCGAATGTCACCCGCCTTGCTCCCGTGCAACATTTGCCATGCTGCGGCATACGACAAAAACCCGTGATTCTCCCACGTCTTCTCTCCATCCTCTTGCAAGCGAAAGAGCGTATCCACCCCAGACTCTTTCAAGGACCGCAACGCCTCCATCGCTCGCGGCGACGACACCGCTAGTTTTCTCCCTCGATCCCACGAAGCTCTGCTCTCGTATCCCGGATACGGACCACAGATGATCGGAACGCTCTCCTTCCCCAATAACGACGCCCCCGCTGACCCCACCCTCGCAACCTCGAACCTCCGAGGCCCATGCGACACCGGAGCCACCACCGACGACAACTGCAACTCCAACTCCATGTCTCGCACCATCACGAGTTCACCCCATGTCGGGAGATGTTTGCGTCGCGACACCGACAAGTGCATCTCCATCATTGCTTGCTTCGTCTTTGCGTCCAATCTCTCTTTCATCTTCCACTCCTGTCCTGGCTCTCAAACCACACACAGCACCTCATGTGCCATCTGTGTTATCTTCTAGTGTCTTCTCTCAATCGCCACCCTCAGCGGCAACCAATCTGACGTGCTCTGCACCCCAACCTGCTGCATACATATAACCCACTAAACCGCATATCACGACACACGCACACGATCGGAGGCTTCATTATGTCAATCACCCACCACCACCACTCCATTCCCCTCGTGTCCATGATAAACATACAAGGCCATACCATCATCATCGCACCCAAGCAAATCGCACCCGAACACCTGCTCCACCGACGCGACTCACAAACCCAACTCCCCACCTTCCAATGCATGACACCATCCGGCAACCCACACCAATGCATGTGCCCTCCACACGCCATATGCCCCGTACTCATCGCCACCCGTGCCGCCGTCTTGTTCGAACTGCTCCCTCTCGCACAGCAAATCATCATACCCTGGCGTGACTCCACACTCACTCGCCGACTCCCACCCGCACAGTTCGCCGCACACCTGAATAATGAAGCCGACCCACACACACGACCCACACAAGAACCATGGACTCCCCCCGACTCCATGTCCGAAACACACCGCGAAATACGATCCCTGGAACACATGGCACAACAAGAACAACGCACCGGACGACAAGTCGCCGCATCCATCCACCAAGGCGTACGACTCGGCGCCCAAGACACACTCCGACGACTCCGGGCCATCGGACCTTCCCAACAACCCACCGAAACCATACCACGCTTATGGTGCATCTGGATTCCACGCAACTTCCACGCACACCCCACACCATACCAAGTCTTCCGAGCCAACTACGATGGACTCAATTGGTCCGTACAACAAGGCGCACTACTTCACGTCAAACCCACACCACAATGGATCGTCTCCGGATACTAACAACCAACCAATCACCAACAACCACCCCCGGTCGTCCGCACTGTATAAGCACCCCCTCTCTCCAAAGGCCAAGCCTATTGCAGGCCACCCCCTCACCTACCACCAAGCCACCAAGCCACCAAGCCGATACCGGTCGCTCGGCTCTGATGAAGCCCCCCTTCGCTCAAAGGCCAGCCCTATTGCGGTCCAAGGGTGGTCCAAGGGTGGTCCAAGGGTGGTCCAAGGGTGGTCCAAGGGCGGGTGGTTTCGGGTGGCCCCCTTCTTTGGGGGGAGGGGGTGCATTTTAGGGGGTCTGGGTTCCCATGCGGCCCAAGGCGGAATGGAACCGCTGCCTGACGCGGAGACGCACGGGGGTTTGGTTTTGGGCTGTGTGGGGGTCTGTGAGTGGCCTGTGGGGCTTCTAGTGAGTGTGGGTCTCTGTGGGTCTCTGTGGGGGTCTAGTTGCCTCTCTGTGGGGGTCTAGTTGCCTCTCTTGATGGGAGCCCGGTGTGTCGGTG